TTAAGGACCTCATTCTGCATGAATCGGGTGTACTCTATTTCGTGGGTATCGGAATTGTAGACGAGATACGCACTCTCGGTCGTTCCTGGGTCTATCGCAAGGATTTTCATTCGCCTTTCTCCTTCTCACATTTCCAATCCCCAATTGCAAGGACGGCATTTTCCCACCCAAGCCTTGCCGCTCTACCTGCGCCGCCAGGAAAGATATCTTCTGGGTAGGGGTTTATATCTCGCAACCAATTTTGTAGGGCAAATTGCTCGACCTTAGTCATTCGCTCTCCTTCTCTGCTAGTGCCTCAGCGATTTCGAGGACCGGCAGAAGGTCATTCATAAATTTTATCAGTGCTCCAGCTAAAAGCGCCCTAACCTCTTTTTCTACCGAGAGAACACTGCCAGCGGTTATACATTTGTCGGCGAGCTGCCAATACTCTCCGATTCTGCCCCGGAGCATCTGCGCGATGTGCGCGTAGCCTGCACTCACAACAACAGGCCCTTTTGCACTAACCACGCAACGCGGGCATAGGGCAACAAATCTTTCATTTTTCCCGTCACTGTTTATGCCTAACAGGGCCTTGCTAGCGGTCAAGATTGTCCCGCATTCGGGGCACACAAATAGCCCTTTCACTTCTTCACCCACGGCAATTCCCTCCTCTGTTTTGTGATATTTTTTCGCACACTCAGGACAGATTACGCAAGCACAAACCATCCAAACCTCATCTGCATCAGGCGTGAATTCCGGGGCTACTCGCACGCCGCAATCCGTGCAATACACACTCATCCTTTCACCCACGGCAACTCCCTCCTCATTTCTGGTTCCGTGAAACATTTCCCGTCCACGAAAGCGCGGGGCTTTAGGCAGGCGTTTTTCATAAATACGGGCACTCGGGCCGCTTCAGCGGCCTCGATGATGTGCTCGACCCATTCTCGGCGCGTTACGGCTGGGCCACGATGGTTGAGCGGGCCAACGATGACACAGGATAGATGCGCGAACAATTCTTGCTCAAACCGCCCCCTTAAAGGGATGTCCTGAAGAAGGGGTTCAAATGATACAAATCTTTGCTTGCTCTTATTTGTGCACATCGCATCAAGTATATTTACTGATTGTTCTTCCGTGTCAATGGTTGCTCCATACCACAGGTTGGCGGGAAAGGTTCGATAACGATAGGGATAGGGATTCTTAGTCAGTGTTATAAATATGTCTGTTGTCCGTACCCAAACCTTATCAAGTACGTCCTGAATCCATTCCTCGGGCACCCAGTCGCCCCACAGGTCGCACATGAAACCGATGAACACAGTCGTAGGCTTGCGGAACTTCGGAAGCTCGCGCTCCCAGTGCGTGTGAGGCTCGAAGGTCTGGCACTGGATGCAGTAATCCTGACGGAAGCCGTGCTCTGACAGAATCGTTCTACTGACAGCCGGAAACCGTCGCGCAATCTCTCGAGCCGCGCAGTAGGAGCAACCATGACGGCAACCTACCACCGGCGACCACGACCAGCCATGTGTAACGCCGTCTGGATTCCTGACCCACTCTATTTTAGAAACGCTCATATGCGGTTCTCTTGCAAGTCGGTCTTTAGGTCATCGAGCGCGTTAGAGACGCTTGTGGTCGCAATGGACTGTATTACAGCCAGCCGGTGGATGACCTTCTGCCGCTCCACCATCGGCTTGCCCTCGCAATCGTTCAGGATCGACAGAGCCTCGCCGGGGTTGGCGATGGGAAGTGTGCTGCTGCCATGATAATTTGTGCCGCCTTCCCAATGCTCATATGGCCCCCCATTAGTCGGGCCAGCCACCAGAAACACGCGCCCCGCCTGTGTCCACGGTACGTTACTACCAGTAACGCGGACAGCCGCATAGGGTTTGAACGGCTCATCGAGCTTCTCGGCCAATTCCTCTTTGACGGCCTTGAGTTCGCTCTCCAGTTCATCGAGTTTCTTGAGCAATCTCTCACTCATTTTCGGGCTCCCTTCAACTTTTCGATGACCTTCTCGGCCTCATCAGATGACAGCGCGTCAATCGTGAGACCGTTCACGCCCGCCAAAGCGTCGAGCAATACGCCCTCATCCTTGCCCTGCATGAGGGCAACGATTTTGTCGGTCTGCTCTTGGGTGATAGGCTTGCGCTCGGATGGAGCAGTCCTCTGTTTTTCGCTCTTTAGTTTTTCCTTGAGCGTTTCAGTCTTGCTCTCGGCTTGCGGGGTCTGTAACATCTCAAACCAGTCGCCGGCAACGCTCATGCCGTCCTTCAGGGAGTTGTATATCTTGCCCAAGCCGACCATTTGAGCGGGCGTCATTGTGTCTATGCGTCTCTGAATGCGGGCCTCAAGTTGTGTTTTCGTGACCTTAAACTCTGCGAACTTCTCAAGGATTGAAGCGATGCGCTCCGGTGTGACCTGTGCCGTTGTCTTGAGTGTCGCCTCGCAGGCGGAAACCGCCGTTTCAACCACATCTCCGGGAACAATCCCGAGAATACATGAGCGAAGGCGGCGCGCTCCCTGATTTGCCACCATCTCGTAAATGTCGCGGGGGTCTTCGAGTTGGTATGTCCCCTTCGCTTTTGACGTGCGCTTGTGGGCGACATGGAAAATCTTGACCTGTCGCGTATTGGTTTCGATATCCCATGCGAATGCCTCGACCATTGAGCTTCCAACGCGCTGATCAAGCTCTCGGATGCCGAATTGAAGATTTCCCCAGTTCTGCGCTATCGCCTCGGCCAGCCGGATAGATGGACCGGTAATCTCAGTTCCGCCACGCGAATAGGCGTATGTCGCAGCCTCGGCCAGCCTCGGGCGGGCACATGCGTTTGTGATGCGGTCAAGAGCCTTCACCTGGTCACGCGGGAACCGCTTGGCGATAATCATGGCCGCCTGTGTCTCGGCGATTGCGCGCTGCTGTTCAACTTCAACCAATGCGCCGCCGCCCTGTGGAACGACTTCTCTTCCTTCTATGTCCTGCATGATTCACTTTCTCCTTTTACTTGATTAACAGCCTTCGGGTTGGGTTGCCGTCTTTGCAGTATTGCGCGTAAAGCTCAGGATGGTCGGCCTCAAATGCTTTCTGGTCGAACCGTTTGGCCGCCTTTGCCGCTTTCCACGTTGCGAGAATTTTGTCACCCGCGCTCAGAGTGTCAGCTTCCCCCATTTCGCCCATGACGAAAGCCTTGAGGGTTTCTTCCTGCTCCTGAATCTCTTTCAGTTGTTTGATTCGGTTGACGGCCTCAACTGCTTCGGGGGACGCCTGAACTACGATAGCGGTAGAAGCCTTACCGTAACGCTTCTGCATGTCGGAATAGGTTAGCGGAGGCGGGGGATCGCCATTCTGGACGCGGCTCCAAAAGGCGGCCTCTCGCTCGATTATGAGAGCCTGAAGCTCAATATCAGCCTCGATGTGGTAAATACGAAAATCATTGCCGCCTATCAGAACGGCCACATCTGCCACACTGAATTGAGTCACGGCTAGGTAATGCTGCACCTGGACGAGATACATTTCGGGAATGGCATCAGTCTCGGGCTCGCCCCATTCGCCTAGTACGCGGGTATTCTTGGCCTCAAACACGCGCTGGTCATCCGTCACACCGTCCAAGCTACCGCCCATCCAGCCATGTTGCGGGTGGATAATCGGAGCACTCGGCACGACAATGCGCTTGCCCGTCTTGTCGGCGTATCTCTGCCGAATAATAGGCTCAAGGGTCTTGCCCCAAAACATCGGGTCATTATCGGGGTCAACAGAATCGCCGTGCCCCTCCAATTCGCCGCGCTTCTCAAGGTAAAGCTGATAGGGCGTCTTCCATGGCGACAGACCGAGAATCGCGGGCGCATCCGAGCCACCGATGAACTTGCGCCGGTCAGTCATGATACGATTTTCTCCCTCTCTTCCGGATACGCGGAAATGTCTGTATTAAGCTGACTCTCAGTCAGATATTCTGTGACAAGCTCGGCCTCTGTCCTCATGGCGTGACCCCTTCCGCTGGCTCGTCCAGCTTGGGCGACTTGAACGCCGGAAACACATCTTCCTTGTCGGACTTCAGCAACGCCGCCATTTCCGCGCGCCCTACTCTGGGGTCGTCATCGCCTTCGCGAAAATCAGCCATGCCGTAGTCGCGTCTCTGCGGTTCCTCGGCAGTCGGTGGCGGATACTTGAAGCTGTTTGCGGGGACTGTCAGCGCCGCCATTTCACCGCGCCCGATTTTGGCATAGTGTGTCGGCGGTAATGATTCCCGCAATTCGTCAAGGCGAATCTTCATCTCCGCGTCCAAGCCGAGCATCTCGGAG